TTAAATATCTGCATCTTTCCGGGCTTCTTCCTTCTGTTTCTTCTTGTGTTCTGCATACAGAGCACACCGGAAACAGGAAACAGGATGATAATACACTACTTGTTCAGCTTCTTCTTTGTTCTCTTCTTGCTTCATGCGCTGTAAATCTGCTATCTGTATAAGTACGGCGGCTTTATCCTTTCCAGTCACAGAAGGAAGCACTTTTATAAGTCCTTCTAAAATTCCGTCTTTGCTCCGAAATGTGTCTAAAGTTTTTTTATCCACCTTGTTAGATTCTGCTATCTTGGCGGCGTCTTCCTTCGGGCTGGTTGTCTTTGTTGGTGTGTCGGCTCCTGATCGTTGATATTGTATTGCTTCAATGAGTTGCAAAATACCGGGCTTATTCTTTTGTAGTGCATTGGCTTTGCTTGCTATTGTTCCGGTTCCGTTGGTTGTTGGTCGATAGATGGCGGCGTATGCTTCTTGTCGTGTTGCTCCTGAAGCTACCAACATACAGAAAAAAACATCTTCAGGCGTGAGGCTGTAAATACGTTGTAGTTCCGTTACTCTCTTGCTATAAGTCATATTAAGGTATGATTTAAAATAAGTGTTCCGGCTTCTTGCGCTCTGTTGTTGTGTCGGCAAAGATAAATAAAAGGTCTGATAAATAAAAGATTGCGGCGCGTTCTTTGTTTCCGGCTTTCTTTCTGTATATGTTGTATAACATTGTTTTTAAACACATTGTAATATTAGAGAGAATCCGGCTTTTTGCGGCTCTTTGCTGGGATTTCCCGTGCTGGTGGCTGGGTCGCAATATGCTTACAAATAATCTAACATTCAGGCTATATATGTGTATCACGTGTATTTGTGAGGTAGTTTACATTTTTATTTATATAGTAATTTATCATTTCATTTATTGGAGTAAAAATATTACTTATTTATTTGGTATTCAATATATTATTTGTATCTTTGTAACACAGAAATGAAGACAAAATAAGCGGTACATTTTCTCACGGTGTTTCTACTTTTTTCTCTCCTTTCCTGTTTGATGTAGTGTTTAACTTAAAAACGTTTCAAATATGGAATTACAAAATTTATCCTATCTCGTTCATGGCTATGAAAATGCCATTAAAGAGCTAACAGAAAAGAAAAATAATATTGTCTTTGATTATTGCAAAGATCGTGGCTTTGAGGATGGAAAGCGGTACATTTATAATAATCCGGAAAGTTCCAACAATGGAAAGTTATACGAGGTTGTTTTTAAACGTCCGTCAGATTGCCGGATAATATTGGGCTGCATTGATGGAGCGCGTGTATTTATTAAATGTTATCCAGTGAAAAAAGACGGTTCCCGTGCCTTGATCGGAGAAACAGAGCTTTATATAAATGATCTGAAAGCCGTATAATCAAAAAACCGGGTCGAGTTTGGCGACTCTTCCCGGCACCCTTTAAACTTTGCGTAAAAAGGCACACTTTCTCACGGTGTTAGATGCAAAGTTAAGGGAAAAACAAAGATAAAACAATAATAACCCTTTAAATTTTGCATTATGACAAATTTAGAAGAACTCCGCAAAGAATACGCCTTAAAAGTTGAGGCGGCAGAAATCGAAAACAGATTAGAGGAAAAAACAGGTATAAAATGTATGTGTTATCCTTCTACATGGAAAGGAAAAACCGTTTTTCATGCTTCATTTTCAGCCTCCGACAAAGTATTGAGTTTAGAAGATGCTGCAAGGGTAATAAACATGCTTCCACAAACGGAAGAAATTCCCCTGTGCGGTTGGGATGGTGAAGAGTTTCAACGCTATAAATTGACTTCTATACGTGGATACAGAGATAGATTTTCAAAATTGGAGATCAAATATTTATCTGATAGTGTGGAAATCTCTTTTTCTATTAATTTAGAGAAAAACGCGGATATTCGCGGGCTATTCATAAACGCAGAAAGGAGATTAACCGACAGCGAAATAAGTACTTATAACATTAGGGGTTCCCGCTCTGCTGGCAAACTTAGTGAAATGCGCGTGCCTTGCCTTCGCTTTTCAGGCGGGAAACAAATTTGTTATTACGGCGGTAATGTCGTTTGCAATGAAAACGCAATGATAAACCAAGTTATAAGCGCAATTCAATACGCCGGGGAATTTTCATCTGAAGAATAAACAATAATTCCGGGGCTTTCCGGCTCCGGGTAAAATCAAAACATCATGCTTAAATATTCAGAAAAAGAAAAGGCAGCCGCGCGGCGGTTGCAAGCTACCCTATTATCCATACAGGAGAAAAGACCCGTATTTTTTAATATTACCCAATTTGAAAGCCTCGGTTTAGTCCGGGCGCATGGTAAGACCTTAGATAATACAACAAATTGGGTGCTAACAGAGAAAGCAAAAAGTTTTTTAAACGTAACAATTTAAGATTATGAAAGCAAATAAATATACTTACTTGTGGGTGATTTGGACTAACTACGGTTATGGATGGGAGCCGGAAAGCTCTTACGATAAGAAAGAAACTAAATATAGTCAAGTTGTAGCCGACGCAAAAGAATACAGAATCGCCGGAGCACAGACGAAAATAAGAAATAGAAGAGAGTTAAACAAGTAATATAAATAAGAAATGAAAACAATAAAATCAAATAAAGAGGATTTGTTTTTCTGTCATTTGGGTAATGGTGTAAGCGTTTGCGACAGGTTGAGAAAGGAAAACGGGGATTATATAGAAGTGGCTCATATCTCATACGAGCGCGCGGTAATTTACTATAATTCCATTAGCGACGAAAGCCGGGAAATAATAGAACGGTTTGCTCTATATGGCAATATAAACATGAGTGTTACGCAACCCTATCCAGTATTAAATGTTCAAACCTATAAAATTATGAATACAAAAGATTTAATAAATCAGATAGAAATATCTGGAATTATCACCCGTGCCCAATTATATACTATTATCAGACGTGCCAATAGTGGAGATAAAGACGCTAAAAGCGTATGTTTCAAAGAAAACACTGTCTTTGCCGATGAAGAGATAAAAGAAATAGAACTCAATAAATTAAGAAAAGAAGCCCGCAAAAAATATTCTTCTTTTGGTTGGCGTGAAAAGAATGTACTTCAAGGCAGTAACCTAAAATTAAATCTATGTTGTTTTCGCGGCTCTACTCCTGTTTACTGGGTGTTATCTGATAACGGATCATTTGAGTATTATATTACGCGAGAAATAAACGTAGTAGGATGAAACGTGTTATATCTTCCGGGCTGTTTTGGTTGTTTATTGCCTTGCTCCCTGTTGGCTGTATCGGTTACTATATTAACCCGGTCATTTGGTTGTGTGTCCTCTGTTGGTATATGGTTTACATCTTCCTGTTATACTTCAAAATTGTAGATTTATAATTTATCCGCGCCGGGCGGCTCCCGGCACCCTTTAAACTTTCATGCAATGAAAACAGTATATAAAAAGGCTATTTCATTAGCCAATAAAAACGGGCAAAATTTTATAAAAGAAATGGCTGCATATTATACATACATAGGAATTGAAGAAGGAAATATAAGTAACTGGTTTGTTTTGATAGCGAAATCTAAAGAAACAGGCAAATATATTTGCCTTTCTATTTCCCGGTATGATTCAGGCGGTGCGGCTTCTACCTTCTACGGAGACCTAAAACATTTTTGTTTGCAGAAGGCAGAAAATACGTGTTATCGTTTTTGTTCCTGTATTCGTTTTTGGCTACGCGCTAACCTTATTTGGGCTTACGAGAAACAAATAAAAGCTAAGTATAACATTAAATTTTGAAACTATGACTACTTATATAATAGAGTCCCCATCCGGGGAAACTCATAAACTTGAAATTGTGAAAACTGAAAACTGTTACCGCGTCTTTGTTGATGGCTGGGTAGATGATACAGTTCTAACAGAGGAAGAACTTTTGCGAGAATTAGAGAATCCAACATTTTAAAAATAAATATCATGTTTGGGCTAATTATTTGGCTCGTCTTCATCCTGATAATATGCTTTTGCGTGTGTGGCGGCTGGTTCTATGTTGCCGCGTGGATCGTGGGCGGTGCATTGAGTTTATTTTTTGGTGTGAAATATGAATTAAAATAATATTGTTATGTCTGACAAAGAAATAAATATTGCTATTCTTCAGGAATTAAAGAGGATTGCAAACGAGATATTTACAAATGAAATAGATATAGAGCCGGGCACATATACGGCTGCCGAACTTGCGAAAGAAAAGAGCGCAAAAGGTGATGTTATAATAATAAACTACATTAAAACAAATAACGAAAGTTTATTAACTCGCTCTGTGTGTGTCGGCTCCTTTAAATGTGAATTTGAACGGAATAATATTTTTTATTTGGTTTGGAAGTTTGAACAACTTACAAACGTGAAACAAAAAGATAAGACTCGTTTTGTGAGGATCGAAACCGGGAAAGCGGATTTATCTTTTTCCATGGAAATAACAAAAGAAATGCAGTCACTTTGTAAATGTGTCGGGAATGATCCGCAACGCCCGGTTATGTCTTACATGTTTATAGACTACAAAAAAGGCTATTTAGTTGCATCGAATGGAAGACATTTACAAGCATGTAAGGCAAATATTTCTAACATAGTGGGGGAAACAGAAGCGAGTGTTTTAATAAATCCGAAGGACTTTAAACAGCTTTCCGGCGTTTGTTCCGTTACAGTTTCCGGCGGAAAGATCACAATATCAGACGAAGCCGGACGCGCTTATAATGTGGAAAGCTCCGGGCTTAAATATCCGCGCTGGGCTTTAGTGGTTCCAAAAGTGAGCAAAAACAACTACATAAAGATAAAAGAGGCAAAAGAAGTACTTTCTTTCCTGAAAAAGAAAGAAGGAACATTTTACATGTACGCGGAAAAAGGGCACAAAGTAACCGTAGATTATAAAGATAGCGAATCCGGCGCATCTTCGGAAATCGAAGTTTTTACAGAAAATGAAATTCCCTTTGCTTTCTCCGTTATGCTTGATTCAAAAAGTTTTCAAACAGTTGCGCAAAAATGGAATGGAGGTATTTTCATAGATGCCAATTATAAGCCTATTGTATTAACGGACAAAAACGAAAATATCTGTTTTTTAATGCCTTCCGGCGTTGGAAAAGAAGGTTTTGTAAAAATCGAGTATAATTTTCACCGTTCTAATATGGTTTCTTATCTGGACTATCAAAAAGAAGAGTCACAAACTACCATAAAAGAAGTATGTACGGAAAAGATAAGCCCGGCACCCGTACAAGTTGAGATAATAAATTTACCTGTTGTTGCATTAGAATATAAATGCAATGCTTTGGGCTTGTATTGCCTTCTGTCTTTGGTTTGCGAGCTTTGCAAGGCAATTATATACAATGAAGCAAAAGAGGCTTTAAAACGGCTTAAAATGTTGCTTTCTTCTTCGGTGGTAAATATCGAAGACTTTGCAAGCGAATTGCAGATTATAGACCTACAACCGGGCGAAGTGGAAGAAATCAAAGACCTACAACCGGGCGAGAATACTGTGCCGGATGAAAACCAATCTCTTGCAGTTGTCCCGGATATTGTGCCGCCTCCTTTGTTCCGGGCGGATGCTCCCGGCGTTCCTTCTGCGTGTGTGCCTTTGCTGGATGCTGTTTCGTTTGCTTTATGGTTTGCCGTCCGGGTGTGGGTTGTGTCGGCGCGTGGAACCGTCCCGGCTCCGGCTGTAAATATCGGATGCTCCCGGCGCGAATCCGTCCGCATACGTGGTGCAACAAAGCGAACGACTGCATCAGTCGAACGACTACCAATAAATGAACGGTTTACATCAAACTTTAGCCCATAGTAAATAATAAACAAATATCATAAAATGAAGATATACAAGCCTCAAAACATTATTGTAAGAGTAACCATCGAAGACCAAAACACAGATACCATAATGGAGAACACTGTAAAGTTTTCCATTGCCGAAAGTGATTGTAACGAAGTATGCAAGTTGATAGAAAGTACGTTCCCGGAAAACATTCTCCCAACGATAGCCGGAGCACGTGAAATCGGGAAGAATCGCTCTGTAAAGATTGACGTTTCAGAACTGGATAGCTCCGGCGCAAAACTCCGCAAAGTGAGTCGAACGATTAACCTTCAAAGGGTAAATGCAACGGAGGTAGGCGAACGACTTATCAATGCGGTAAATTCAGCCGAACAACAGGCTATCATCCAGCAAGCAAAAGGATTGGAGAAAGCGAGATGAACGATTTAAGAACGGCTTTTGCGGAAAAATATCCGCAATATGCTAACCGGGTATTGAACATGTATGAACAGGCGAACAACTGCCCGGCAACATGGGAAAATATCTCCAAAATACGCTTGGCAAAGTTCGTTTCATTCCTGAATGGGAAGTTGGCAAAAAGTAGCGTGAAAACGTATTGTGCCATGATGAAAAGCGTCTTCAACATCTACAATGAGGAAGTGAAACTCCCGAAAGGATATGAGGATATATTAAGCGTGAAAAAAGACGTATCTCAAAACACATGGCTGAACGATTCGGAAATAGAACGGATAATTGCATATATCCCGGCGAACGATACCGAACGACTTGTGAAGAATCAGTTCATTATGGGATGCGTAACAGGTGCCCGACATAGCGACTACATGAATTTTACCCGTGAGAATGTGGTAGGCGAACGGCTTGTTTACGTTTCGATCAAAACTCACATACAAGCGGAAGTTCCTTTGTCTAAAGTGGTTGAACGACTTATAGCAGAAAACGAAATGTTCTATATCGCTGGAAAAGAAGTTTCAGACCCGACTTTCAATAAAACTATCCGGGAAATATGCCGGAAGTTAGGCATGAACGAACGACTGAAACTATATCGCGCTGGTGAATTTGTAGAAGGAGCAAAATACGAGTTTATTTCAAGCCATACCGCCCGGCGGAGTTTTGCAACAAACTTGTATCTACGTGGTGCCGATTTATATGCTATCAGCAAAATGATGGGACATTCCTCGGTAACAATGACAGAAGGGTATATATCATGCGGATTGCGTGACCTTTCAGATGATATTTTAGACTATTTCAAAACATTCAAATAAAAAGATAAGTATGGATAAGAAGATTTTTTGCGAAAACTGCCATAGGTGGCATACCATCATCATTCAAGAGGGAAAAAAGTTTGTGATCTGCCCCAATAAGCGTTGCGGATATTTGATTTTCATTTAACTAATAACAAGATAGTAATGAGCAAAGAAGAAGCTATACAAGCAATGAAAGAGGGTAAGAAGGTTACGCACCGTTTCTTTTCCTCTGACGAATGGATGACTATTGAAAACGGATTTCTTCTTTTAGAAGATGGTGTACGTATCTCTTTGGAAGATTTCTTCAATTTTCGCAGTGATAGTCTTTGGGATAATGGATATGAATTGTATAACCCCTCATAACATAATAGATATGAATGAAATTGCATACGGCGGATCACTTTATGAATATAGAGCTTCCGCAAACAATGGAGGAGTGAAGTTATATGTGACTATGGACAGTGCTAAGGCTATAATAACAGATAAAAACGATAAAGTATTATTTGATGTTTCTGTTAGTATTGTTAGTCAGCTATGTATTTATCAAATGTCGATTTAATCCAAAATTGAATAGATATGAACTTAAAACAATTCACAGTATCAATGCTCGGTCAGGAAGTGAAGTTCGGAATGTTTAAAAAAACGGGAATTGTAGTAGGATACATGGAACCTGTGCCGGGTAATGACCATCTATCATTCCTCGGAGTAATCTTAGCATTTCCGGATAACCGGGGATACGCATTATCAGAAATAGGAGATTGCACCATCTTACTTGATTTGCCAACGAGTATGTCGTTTATGCACGTTCAAGTAAACAGCTTAATAACAAGATAGAAAGAACAAATATGAAAACAGAATACTTACATTTTACACTTGGAGAAAATGCTGGAAGATTGTTAGTAGATATAGCAAGAGAACATTTGTTATACTCATACAATCCACAAAAAGCACTTGAAACAATAACAAGTTCTCTCACTGGGTGTCCCAAAGATATTGCACTTGATATAATAATTGGCAAACTGATTCTGCTTGTAGACGAGGATAGAGTTACTTTCAACTGCGTTAATTTTAATCCCGAAATACATGGAGGTATATTTGAGAGATTAGATGCTGAAGGATGGGCTGAACGAAAGTTATTAGACATGAAAAGAGTGTCAAATGAATGGAGTAAGGCATTAAAAGAATTGGAAAAGTCAATAGTAAAGCACAATGGAAGGTTCGAGTTTACAGTTAAATATGATGCACTTCTTCAATACTTTTATGATGGAACGGCTGACAATCTAATAAACATAGATGAAGATGATACAATCAATCTTATGTGCGGATGCATAAAAGGAGTGAGGAATTTCATAGAGGAATGTTTCAAAACTTTGAATATCATAGACTGGATATACAAAAGTTTCCCCGGTGAAATTCCTGATGGATATACAATGCTTCCTTATGAAGTAAAGAACCTATCCAATGAAATATTTGAGCTAATTATGGGTGATTCAGAGATTGAAGGTATTATTCGGAAGAATAGTATAGCCGACAAAATGCTCACTACTTATTTAGATAGCGAGCAAAATATACGTGAGGTGATTTCTGAAGGGATTAAACCTGTTGATATTTTACAAGGATGGTCTGCTGGCTGGCTATCTCCCGATGGAGAGTATTATGCTTTGAATGGAAGTATTGCCAACATGCTACACAATCAGATAGCCGATGCCTTAGTAGTTGCAGGAATTATACCTATTGGTAGACCTGAAGACGGGAAGGCTATTGATAATCGTAAGAACCCGGACGAATGGTTAGAATCCCACGGATGGGTAAAAATTCACGGTGACTGGATTTTATATGACGGATGGAATAGAGCGCAAATCCCCGGATATAAGGCAGTCCCAATGACCGAAAAACAAAAGGAAATTATCTACAAATACGGTCAAGTATGCTGTAATGGGATTCTGAAATTAGGATTCACCCAAGAGAGAGTTTCGGCTGCAAGGTTTGAAATGACCGATATTCCAATGTTGAGAAAATACTTTGATTTATAATTTAAAACATACGACTATGGCAAACAGAAATTACATTGAAGTTGAAGGAGTTAAGATTTCCGATAGACTTATCGCTTTTTTGAAAGATTTACAGATGAACGACAATGAGGCAGTGCGCAATACATTGCGTGACATGGACGAACTTTCAGGTCTTCTTCTTGACCTGAACGAGAAATGCGAAGCGGAATTGCCGAACAATGAATGTTTAGAGCATGTACGGGAGATACGCTTTTATAAGTGCATCATAGAATCTATTGCAGTATAAAAATAGTTAAAAGAAAGGAGTGAAAATGAGAAAGAATGAAATAACATGAAAAAGAATGAAAGTGTCACATTTTCAGGTGTTTGGATAATAAAAAGAGGCTCCATATATTTGCACCCGTATCAAGTGAAGGTGATACCGTACATACTGAATATACTGCTTCATACGCGAAGCATCTATATATTAATAATCCGTGCCAAACCTTCACTTGGTGCGGATTATTTTTTAATCCCCACGCCGAATTTATCCGTTTGAGAAGTCCGTTGGTCGGTGGTGGAAAAGCTGTTACAAAGGGTAGTTCTATAACAGTAGGCAGAATAAATCCGGGTGCCTGAACATCTACAAGTAAGAGAAAAGCCGGAGAAGTTGGGTAACTTGTTAATGCCTGACCGGGCAAAAAGCGTCACACTATACTGAATGATTTTTTGTACCGCAGATCATCGAAGAGAAGTCAATCTCTCTTTAGGCATGATTATGCGGTTCTTTCATCTCCTACCTGAATAATTTTCCCTCTTTATTTATCCATGTTCTTATATCTTTTTTATGAAGAAAAAATCCTTTTTCGCATAAAAGCGGGAATTTTACCCGCTTATTTGTTTCTCAAACATTTCATATCCTTTATCCACGTCCTTATTCAAAATCGCTGCATATTCTTCGGTTGTTTTCAGGCTACTATGCCCCAGCATCTTTGAAACCGCTTTAAACTGTACACCTTTTGTCAAAGCAAGGGTGGCGAAAGTGTGCCTTGCCATGTGGGTAGTCAAATTTTTATCCAGTCCGGCATAATCAGCGACTAATTTCAGCCGAAGGTTATACTGCGTATTGCTAATGATCGGGAGTTCATAATTGTACTTTTTCAAAACTTCAAGTGCAGGAGAGAGCAATACAATGTAGTAATCTTCTTCTGTTTTTATACGCATATCATAGATAATATACTTACCTTCATGTTGTACGACATCTCTTTTGAAGTTGAATTTCGCCAAATCAGCATAAGAAAGCCCAGTGAATGACTGGAAAACAAACAAGTCACGTACCCGGCGAATCGACTCATTGGGTATTTCAGCATTACGGATTTTATCAAGTTCTTCCTGATATAAAAACCTTCTTCTTTTATATTTTCCCCTTTTGACAATGACTCCGGTATATGGATAATCCTTCAACAAACCAAGTGACATTGCTTCGTGGATATAAACTTTGTTCCTCTTATGATAGTTGTGGATAGTTGGTTGAGACTTATACTTGCCATGAAGCCAGTTATCATACAGTTTAATATTCTGTACCGTCAAGTCGCTAATATAGGTTATGCCACCAAACTCTTTGAGAGAAGAAATCAGTACCCGGTGAGACTTTCGCGTACTTTCGGTTATATCATTACGCTCGTTTATACGTCTTTCCAAAAATTCAATGTAGTTTTCGGAATGATTGAAGTACTTCAAGAAAGCATCCATTTTTTCAAATTCAAACGCTTCCTTCTTTCTTATTAAGTCATTTACCCAATCTTGAATAACGCGCATCATTTCATCAAGACGCTGATTCAGTTGTAGCATCTCGGAAGAGTTTATTACTTTCTTCCGGTCGCTCCATTGATCGGAGTATAGCTTTACTCCGGTTCCAATCCACTTTCTTTTTCCTTCGGATAAAACTTCAAGCTGAACAAGCCCGCGTTTTTTCTTGGTTGCTACGTGTTTTCTATCGAACACGAAGCGCAATGATGGATATTTCATAATACTGTGTTTTACAGTATCATGTTGAGGTATCAAATTTGGTATCATGTGTGGTATCATATCAGTTACATTTTTAGTGAAACATCGTGAAATAGAATGAGGAAAAATGAAGTATTTGTTATATAAAAAGCCTCAATTTTCCACCATTAACCACACATAATTCGTTCATTATCAATAAAAAAGAGAACGACTTTCGTCATTCTCCTTTGCGGTGCGTACGGGACTCGAACCCGTGACCCCATGCGTGACAGGCATGTATTCTAACCAACTGAACTAACGCACCAAATATTAAAGACTAATTCATTTTATTTCTCTTTGCTTCTTACTTAAAAGAAGCGGTCCGGACGGGACTCGAACCCGCGACCCCATGCGTGACAGGCATGTATTCTAACCAACTGAACTACCGAACCAGAATTTCATTTTGTTAATCTGCATCTCTCTCGATTGCGGGTGCAAAGGTAGTTGTTTTTTGTAAATCTGCAAATGTTTTGATGAAACTTTTTTCCAATAAAAAGCAAGAAAAAAGCTTAGTGTCTCATTTTGAGTACTTTTATAATGAAAAAAAATATTAGTTTTTTCTTCAGTCAGGATGGTGACACTATCCGGTCGTCATAGTGACACTATCACGATGGGATAGTGTCATTATCCGGAGGCGATAGTGTCACTATCCTGAAGTTTGTCATCTTCTTCTTTGGAAATAGTCTTGGATATCTTTCTATCTGTAAGAAATCACCGTTTTTATATCAACTTTCTGCTTGAATAATTCATAGTTTTGCAATAAATCGTTATTTTTGCGCACTAAAATTAGATAGGTGGAAGAATTTCCGCCCGGAATAGTAAATTAGTAAAAAGAATGATGACTACAGCCAAACTGTTATTGCACTGTCCCGACAAACCGGGAATCCTCGCGGAAGTGACAGACTTTATTACGGTAAACAAAGGAAATATTATCTATCTGGAT